CATTCCATACATCGATCCAGAACTGCTTGACAGTTTCAAGGTCTGTGCCGAAGATATTACACAGTACATTGAGGTAGTTTTTCAGCGTATCCTTCAGGAAGTTCCATACCGCTACAAAAATACCCTTGATACCATTCCATACCTTATCCCAGTCTCCCGTGAAGATGCCGATAAATACATCAAGAAGATTCAGAATAATATCTGTCACCGCTTTGAAAATGTTTGCGATCTGCTGAAAAGTTCCCTCAAAGATCGGTTTCAGGAACTTGCAGAGTCCGTCCCATACAGCCTTGATGACCTCACCGATGTTTTTGAAGTCGAAGCCGAGTGCGTTGATACGGTCAACAATGCCCTGACAGAAACCGGAAAAGATACTCTTGATCTGCTCCCAGATCGCTGTGATCTTGTTGCGGAAGTCCTCATTGGTTTTCCACAGATGCACAAAAGCCGCCACCAGAGCGGCAATGACCGCAATGACAGCGATTACAGGTGCGGAGATACCGCCGATAGCTCCGCTGAATGCAGCAAACGCAGATTTCGCACCTGCGATGATAGTCGGGAGATTTGAAATAAGCTGCATCAGCTTGCCGACACCGATCATGGTTTTACCGATCACCACAAGAAGAGGTCCCAGTGCCGCCGCTACCAATGCGATCTTGACAATGGTTTCCTTGACAGCCGGATCCATTGCATTGAGCTTATCCACAAACGCCTGAATTTTGCTGACGATTGCCCGGATAGCAGGCATAAGAATATCGCCAAAACTGATAGCAAGTTCCTGTAACTGCGATTTCAGAATCGTGATCTGACCCGCGAGATTGTCCTGCATGGTTTCCGCCATGCCCTTTGCAGAGCCTTCACAGCCGTAGATCGCATCGGTCAGCTTGTTGTAGTCCTCCTCGCTGGCGTTGATGATCGCAAGCATACCGGACATATTCTGTTTGCCGAAAATAGCTGCCGCCGCCTGCATCTGCTCTGCCTGTGCAAGTCCCTCAGTAGTCGTGGACAGCTCTGCGACAATGTCATCGAAATCACGGGCATTGCCCTCTGCATCTGTCAGTTCCACATTGACCTTGCCCATTTTCTCACGGAGTATTCCCATGATGTCACCGAGTGACCGCATATTACCATCCGCATCGGTCATGAGTGTATTGGCACCCATGATCTCCTTGGAGACACCTTCCTGTTCTCTGGCCAGTGTCTCCTGCGCCCGAGCGAGTTTGAGCTGTGCCTTTTCATAGTTATTGCTTGCAAGCTGTGCCTGTGAGCTGCCCTCACCGTACTTGCTGATCGCATCATTCAGCTTGATCTGTGCGCTGTCAAGAGAAATGGTCGCATCCTCGACAGCCTGTTCCGCCTTTTCGACCTTGGTAAAGTCAATTTTCTGAATGGTCTCGGTGCTGATAAAGCCGAGCTGCTGCATCGCCGCCGCTTGCTGTTTGGTCGGTTTCGTGAGATTGACCAGAGCATTTTTCAGAGAGTTACCAGCCTGACTGCCCTTGATCCCGCTGTTAGCCATCAGACCGAGTGCAATGGACAAGTCTTCCGCAGATGCACCCATCGCACCCGCAACAGGCGCAACATACTTGAAACTCTCGCCCATGAGAGCCACATTGGTATTGGCATTACTCGATGCCGCTGCAAGGATGTCTGCGAAATGTGCGGAGTCTCCGGCTGTCATGCCAAGTGCCGTCAGCGCATCAGTGACGATATCCGATGTGGTCGCCAGATCCTCACCGGATGCCGCCGCAAGGTTCATGATTCCCTCGACACCATTAAGCATATCCTCGGTTTTCCAGCCTGCCATTGCCATGTAGTTCATGGCGTCAGCGGCTTCCGATGCGGAGAATTTTGTCTGAGAACCCATCTCACGGGCTTTTGCACGCAGGGCATCAAAATCCTCGCCGGTCGCACCGGATACAGCAGCGACCTTGCTCATGGATGCATCGAAGTCCGCTGTCGTTTTCACGGCAGCAGTTCCGACACCAAGGATAGGCACAGTGACATATTTTGTCAGATTCGTACCGACGGTTGCGATCTTGTCGCCGGCTTTTTCAAGAGAGGCACCTGCTTCACCGAGCTTTACCAGTGCTGTATGCGACTTTTCTGCTTCGTTTTGCAGATTCTGAAGCTCCTGCTCGGTCTCGACGATCTCACGCTGCAGGGAATCATACTGTTCAGGGCTGATTGGATTTCCAAACTCGTCAGATACATCCTTTGCCTGCTGTTTCAGACCGGACAGTTCATCTGTCGTTTCCTTGATTTCCCTTTGCAGTGCATCGTATTTCTCCTGCGAGATCTCACCCTTGGCAAGCTGTTCATCCGCAGTTTTTGCCTGTTCCTTAAGGTCTTTCAGCTTGGCTTCGGTCTCGGTGATCTTCTGCTTGATTGGGTCATATTTCGCTTTCCACGAGTCGTAGTTGTCCTTGGTTTTTGCAGCCTGTTCGCTTGCATTTTTCAGTGCATCCAGTCGTGTCTTGGTATCCTGCACTGCCTGACCGAGCAGCTTTTGTTTCTGAGCAAGCAGTTCTGTATTGGTCGGGTCGAGTTTCAGCAGCTTTTCGACATCTTTGAGCTGCGTCTGCGTGTTTTTGATATTCTTATCCACACTTTGCAGTGCTTTGGATAATTTCGTGGTATCACCGTTGATTTCAACGGTAATGCCCTTGATTCTGCCTGCCATACGGTATCACCCCCAGTCAAACAGAATAGAAAATGTCTCTTTTATACTCCTATGCCGCAGTTTTCTCGGCTCAAACCCGATCACATCGAAGAACAGGTGCATCACAGCACCAGCGCCGAAGGTGGATATGACAGTGCCGATGCCGACCGAACCGCCGAGCAGCCATCCTGCAAATGTGACCGTTGCCCACAAGAGCATCTCAACTACGCCGATTGATATTTTCGGCATCCGTTTCCCGATTGCGATGAGTAGTCCGTCCTTCGGACCGCAGCCGCATTCAGCAGACATATACACATACATCCCCAGAGCGATAAACAAGAATCCGAACAACATGAAAACGATGCCGAGCCGCAGGCTGTGGTTTTCGAGATACGGGGATATGTCGATAAAAAACTGTGTGAGTCGCCCGGTTATCAATGCATCAAACAGCGTTGCAAAGCCGATACGCTCTCGCAGGATGTGCTGTATCACAATCGCACAAACACCGATCAGCACCATAGAACTGCCGTAGTTCAGCGGAGTATGCTTTGCAATACCCATGCCAAAACAGTCCCACGGCGCAAGACCGATGTTTGCGTAAATTGTCAGATAGACACCGAAGGAGTAAATCACGAGTCCGAAGAGTATCCGAAAAAGACTGCTGATAGGCTTAAAATCGGTCGAAATCGTCCTGTGTTGCTTTATATTCGTAGGTTGCTTCATCGTTATCCTTTTCAATGAACATTTCATTGACCATCCCGATGGTGAGCAGATCAAGGTCGGAGAGTGTCAGCCCGATCTGCACACATCGGAGAAGGAACAGCGGCGTTGTCATCTCGCGGTCAACTGGGCGAGATTTTTTTTTGACTCTGCCTGTGTCTCCAGATTCATGCCCCAAAGCTCAAAGAGCTGCGGCAGCACCTCGTAGATCGAGAAGCAGTTGAACTGTTCGAGCCAGTCATCAGGGCTGTCGGGAACATTTTCCGGATCAGCGTGCTTTGCCATTGTCCAGGCGATGTTCTCGAACACCTCAAGGCTCTCGATGCCGAGACCGGAATTCTCCTCATCGCTCTCATCCACGGAATCCTTCAGGGCGGCGAAATCCTTGAAGATGTCCTTGCGGAACTTAGCGCGGTAAAGGCGAGGCAGGGTTGCACTCGCCTTGAAAGGAACCTCGATACCGTCAACAGTGATGATTTTCTTGATAGCCATATTCTTTCCCTCCGAATCAGTCAGTAGTGGTTGCTGCGGCAGTGCTGCTCTTGGTTGTAGATGCAGAGCGTGTGCCGGTGCTGTTGTTGGTGGTCGCAGCGGTCGGGATATACACTGCATTGTACCAGTTGTTGTAGGTGGTTTCGTCCGTAGACTCACAGGTCTTGGACTTCACCAAACCGGACGGGAGTGCCGTTGCCTTGAGGCTGAGTGTCTCCGTTTTGACACTCTTGCTCTCCTCCGTAGTCTCACCCTCAGTAGCCGGACGGGATGCCGAGCAGCAGTACAGCACATGACGGATGTGGTTCTTGTCACCGTCAAACTCGAACATCAGTGCGAACTGTGAGGTCTCCGCATCGTTGCGCTCAACGAGAACACCCTTGCTGTCAAGCTGCTCACCGAGAATTGCAGTTGCGAAGTCCGTGGTGATGAGTGCGACTTCGAGATCACCATCGTAACCGGCGTTGTTGTTGATGACGTAGTACACGCAGTTATCTGCGTAAAAATTCTCGTTTTCGCCGTTTGCGTCAATGCTCAGCGAAACAGCACCGGGCAGACGCACAGGCGTTGCAAATGTCGGCACACCGTCTTCAGACCATGCCGTGATCTTTGCCCAGTGAACCTTGTTCAGACCGAACTTGACCTTGTTTTTCTGAAGTGCCATATTCATACCTCCATGATATAGAGGACTTCATAGAGCCGTTCCGACTCAATCCATACCTCAGATTTTGTGTAATAAATGTTGTGCTGCAACAGGACTTCCTCCACACGCTGTTCCATATCCGGCGATTTCTCATCCGTATAAAGCTCGATGTGCAGCTCTTTGAAGCTGTGATACA